CAATGGGTCGATCCGGTAACCAGTGCCGGGGGGGCCCACGCTTTTCCGGAATGTACATCGGAGGGTGGGGGAACACCCGGGCCTAGCCTCACATAGTGAGGCAGGCCAAAATACGGGCCTCATTCGCCCTGAAGTACTCCGATGCGAGGTGGAATTCCACCAACTTATCGTCGTAATTCGGGGGTTTGAAACCCATCTCATACCTCGAAAAGACCTCAACCAGGCCAGTCGTGACCTGCTGGAAAAAGTCCCTCCCATGAAAAAAACTCTCGTGGGCAAGGCTAGTGGCTGAGGACAGCATCTGATCGTAGGGGCCAATCTCGCTGCTCAACCTCAACGTGGTAACCATGCCAGAAAGCGTCCCCACCGCGAGTGGGCAGAAGTGTGCCAAAGCCTCATCATTCCACACCCAACTTCTTTTGAGGAAATCTATGTCCTCCAACGGAGTATCGGGGGTGATGTCGGGCGTCTTGTCGGCGTTCGTGTAGAATACACCATGAGGCTCCAACATGTCCTTGATGACTCGCTTGTTGAAGCTATGGGCGAAATTGACTTGTATGGACCCCCAGTTATCGTCACCGTACGTCAGCAGGCGCACCGCCCCACGGAACATCGAAATGTCGTGCCCGCTCTCAATCCACGCGATTCGGAACAGTATGGAATTGATGATGCTATTCGTCTGTGCGGTAGCCGGCTGACCCGACGGGTTGAAGCAATCAAGCCGTATCAGGTCGCCAAAGAAATTAATATGCGCCTCCGAGACGACCAGCGCTAGTGCCGCCATGGCTAGCAGGTCGACTTCACTATAGTTGCCAGAGCGCCTTGCGAGCACATAACACACTCGGAAGAACGCCAATACTAGTGACTTTTGGAGACTAGCATCCCAGCCCTTATAATCACCATCGAAGTAGACCCTGTCGGGCCCCACAACGTACTTCCTATGCAAGGTCCACTCATAACTCTGCGCAACAGTGTTCGGGCACGCCTCAAAGGCAAGCCGATTCGCTCCAATGAAGGCCAAGATGGGCAAGTAATACCTACGAAATACCACAAGGAAGGCCAGCGGCGATCCTATGATCACCCTATACTTGGCCGCGGCGCGCTTCTCAGGTTTGACCGGCTCGTCTTTCAGGTGGGCATCAAACATGACGTCCTTAACCAATGGGTGGACCCCCGCCCTAATCGACTGCTCGATCGAGTCGACTTGGGTCATGATCTCCTCATTGAATACGATCTGACCCGGAGGGCCACTGGCTAGACGCGATTTCGGACAACCATAAGGCCATCCTGCGCTGGTCGTCTTATCTATGGGACCCATGTACTTCCCGAGACCCGGAACATCCAAAGCACCATTGATAGACTGCTGAACCGTCAGAGGACGTACCTGCACCATCGAGCCGTGATACAACCTACGTGTGGCGTCACCGAGGTACCCCAACAGAGCCTTCTCAAGCACCGCAGGGACAATCGTGTTGCGTATTGCTGTCACATTGGCTATGAAATGCCTCTTGGCCCTGTACATGGCCCCGGTTTCCCCAAAATCGGGTGGCACCTTCCCGCCAGGTGGAAGTCCGGTAGCTTCCTGAAGCTCCTTCGCCATAGGGTGAGGCACCACCTTAGATTTTGGAGCGGGCAGTGAGCAAGGCAAACTGCCAACACGGATAGGTGGCCGCTAATGTCTGGATCAGGTGAATTATGCTGGAAGAACACGGATTTAGCATGCAACGGTGTGATCAGGCCGGCGTAGTTCCGGAAGCACGGCGCCACAGAAGCAAATTGCTCATCAAACAAAC